ATGAGGACATTAATGGAAGCTAAAAAAACAGCTATTGATTGGCATCGAGAAGACATCAAAGCTGCACTAGCAAAAAAAGGTTGGTCATTGCGCCAACTCTCTTTAAAGCATGGTTATAGCAACGGTAGCACATTAAAAAACGCGCTAGACCGTCCTTGGCTCAAAGGTGAACGTATCATAGCTGAAGCTATTGGCGTTCCTGCCGAAGTTATTTGGGCATCACGTTATGAGCAACGTAACCATAAAAAATACGCTGATAGATAGTTTTGAGGTTATTTATGAGAAACGACAACCTAAAAACACACTACTCAGCCAAGGAACTACTTGATTTAAGTTTATCCTGTTTACCTAATTCGGTGCAAGGAATTATTTATCAAGCTAAGAAGAATGGTTGGGTAACTCAAAAAAGAGTTGGCAAAGGTGGTGGAAAAGAATATGCCTTGGCATCTTTACCGCAAGAAATTCAAACTGAGATTCGCACTAAATTCGCTATGGAGATTATCAATGCTAAACCTAAAGCACTCCCTGTAGTAAAAGCTGACGACTTAAAACAGCTCACCACGGCGCAACGCAAAGCGGCAGATGCGCGGATGGCGTTAGTGTTGTATGTGAATGAATTAGAAGCGGCGTTAGGCTCGCGCAATCAGGCGATGAAATGCCTACTTGAGCAAGCCAAGCAAGGGGAATTAAGCGACACACAAATGGCGTGGATTGCCTTGGCGAATAATAAACAAGGCAATGGGCGCGTATTGGGGCATCGCACGCTGTATAAGTGGGTATTGGCATATCACCAATGTGAGACAGCGGAGCAACGTTTGATGGTATTAGCCCCTGGCAAGCGCAAGCGGGTTGAACCAGAAAATGTGTGGTATTTGCCTTGGTTTATGGGGTGCTATCGACAAACGTCAGGGCTGACATTTGCAGATGCCTATCGAATGTTTGAGACGGAATATGTGGGACGTTATGGCGATGATCCGACTTTTATGTCGATGTTACCAAGTCCCGATCAAGTTCGTACCGCCTTTGGCAAATTGCCCGTGCATATTCGCGAATTAGGGCGTTTAACTGGCTCAAAATATAAGAATTTGTTGCCTTATGTGGAACGTAAATGGGACTTGTTTAAAGCTAACGATATTTGGATTGGCGACGGACATTCTTTGAAATTGAAAGTCGCCCACCCTATCCACGGCAGTCCGTTTACACCAGAACTGACAATGATTGTGGACGGCGCTAGCCGAAAAATCGTGGGTTGGTCGCTAGCATTATCAGAAAGCGGTTTTGCAGTGTTAGATGCCTTGCGACATGCCATTAGCCGACACGGTGTACCCTGTATTTATTACTCGGACAACGGTGGCGGTGAAAAGAACAAAATGCTGGATGCAGACGTCACGGGGATTTTACCGCGCTTTGGCATTCACCACGCCACAGGGATTGCAGGCAATCCGCAAGGGCGCGGGATTATTGAGCGGCTTAACCGCACCGTGGGAAAACGCATTGCACAGATGTTTCCCACTTATTACGGCAGCAGTGCGGATCAGGATACCACACGGCGAATGTTGCAGTCTATGGTCTCTCTTGCTGGCGCCAAACAAGGGGCAAAATTAACGCCAAAACAACGCAAGGCAAAGGCTATGTTGCCCACTTGGGATGAATTAATGAAAGCCATTGAACAAGTGATTGATTGGTATAACAACGAACATGTGCATAGTGAAATCAACTGCACACCAGCAGAGAAATATCGTCGAGTGACGCAAGACGATTTGATTGTGATGCTTTCCGAACCGGAATTACGCGATATAGAACGACCGCACTTTATCCGCAAAACGCAGCGTGGTTTGGTGCAGTGGAATAATCACCAATATTTCCATTTGGATTTATTGAATCACCAAGGCAGTGAAGTGGTGGTGGCGGTGGATATTCACAATGCAGATTTTGTGCAAGTGCGGACGAAATCCGGACAGTTTATTTGCAATGCAAAATTTGAAGGGCACGCCCGCGAAGCATTCTCGGTTTCAATGGTGGAACAACAACGCCAAAAACGCACAGACAGCAAATTGAAACGGATTCAACGCAATGTTGATGAAACCTTGGCTGAACTTAATCCGGTGATCACGATTGAGCATCAGCCAGATTTTGCAGTGTTAGTGCCAAAAGTGAAGCAAAAAATCCCAGCCAAGCCGATTTTCCATAACTTAACGGAGAAAGAAGAATGGGAAGCGGAACAGGCAAAGTTAGTGAATGAATAGGAGCGAAAAAATGAACAATATTATTAGAAGAAATGTACACCGTGGCTTTATCCGTCTTGAAAAACGGGACTATTTTTCAATTCATTTATTGGATATTACAGAGCAGCCTGTATTGGTTGAGGCGGTATCGCGTGACGTGATTGATGTGTTTGATTTAAGCGGCACATTTATTTGCACCGCCGAGATTAATGAATGTAAACGTGAAAAATTTCCATTTAATTGTTAGTACGGAATTTCTCGAAGTCTTGGAAGGTTTTATCTCTATGTTTGAGCAGATTGGTTTGATTGTCTACCAATTCACAAGCTACCGCCATTCTTAACCGATGAACTAAGCGTTGTGCGTTGTGATAAGCAAATTCATTGTGATGCTCGTTTTTTTGTAAGTCAGCAAGACGCTTCTTGAAGAGCTTTTCCAGTTCAGAAAGCGAAACAGCGTGATGAGTAGCTAGCAATGAAACTAAATCAATTAACAATTCATCCGTGAGTTCTTTTTCTTGTTGAAGACGTTGAATTTCATTTTGGGTGTAAAGCGAAAGCTCAAGAAAACTTTCTTCAAGAGATGATTTAGGCATAACAATTCCTTCTTTAACGTGGATTTAAACAAATTATAACGGAGCAAAAAATGAAAAACAAAGAACTGCAACGGTTTATGACCAATAGCGGCATGACACAAAAACAGATTGCGCAAGCGTTATCGGTGTCAGTGGGGACAATTAGTCTTTATTTGAAAGATCAATATGCAGGCGATGTGCAACGCCTTGATGACAAGGTGGCGGAGTATTTGGCACGCCAAGATCAGAAGATTTTAAAAGCGCATTACAACAGCCAATTTGTATCAACTTTGGCGGCTAGAAAAACAATGGACGTTATGCAGTATGCGCATACAGAAGGCAAGATTGTCGTGGTGTATGGCGCAGCGGGCTTAGGCAAAACAGCAACCTTGAAAGAATATGCAACGCGTTATCCGTCTTCAATGTTGATTGAAACCGATCCAGGCTATAACCCTAGAGTGTTGTTACACAAGATTGCGGAAACCTGCGGTGTTGTGGCGCAAGGGGGAAATCATGATGTCTTTGAAAAAATAGTGGAAAAATTAGATGGTTCGGAACGTTTATTGATTATTGATGAAGCGGAGTTGCTCTCCACGCGTTCTTTGGAATTTGTACGCCGTTTGCATGATAAAACCCAAATAGGTGTAGTGCTTGCTGGTATGCCTAGATTGTTGGTGAATTTACGTGGGAAAAGTGGCGAATTTGCGCAGTTATATAGTCGAGTGAACAATACGCATAATTTTGGCAATGCCTTGCCAGATAAAGATTTAGCCATGTTAACGGAAAGCGCGCTCGGCACAGGGGAATTTAATGACGCCTTTATTAAATTTAGTAAAGGTAATGCGCGTCGGTTGAGTAACTTAATGAGCGGTGTGGTGCGGTTATCCAAACTCAACGAGTGCGATATTACCTACGAGATGATTGAAGAATATAACAAGATGTTGATTAGCTAAAGGAGACCGAGATGTTACAACCAACTAAACAATTAAACAAAAACAATGCCGTGATGTTGGCTTATTTAGAACAAGTAGAAAAAGCCGTGAGACGCTTAAATGAAATGGGGCTTACGGTGATTAATGTGCACTTTGAGAAGATAAGACCGACGGTGCGTGTGATGAATAATGCGGTAACAGAAAAGCTAGAGAAAGACCAACGCGCTTATGTGTATCACGTGGGGCGTGATGTGGGTCGATACCAAGAAGCGCAATTTACGGTGGAAGGTATCCGTGTGGTTTGGCGGAAATATTTGAACTAGGAGGATGAATGGCAACGCGTCGGCAAATTTATGCAGTCTATCGTGGCGAAGAGAATTTGGGTGACGGGACTGCGGAAGAATTAGCAAAAAAACTCAATGTGAGCGAAAAAACGATTTACAGCTCGGCAACAGTCGCCCGATGTAAACGTGATAAAGGTAAGCGACTTGTGGTGATTAAGTTAGATAAAGAGGAACTCTAAATGAAGGTGATGATTGAGGGGAAAGAATACTGGCGTGATGCAAGAGGAAATTTAACGCCAGCTGAGTTGGTGAAAGACATCGACAAAGCACGTGATGTGCTCGTGCGTGAATGGGTGGAAAAAGGCGTGTCCTTAAATAAGGAGATGCGCAATTTTAAAGATGGCATTTTCGGCGATATTCAGGCGTTTATTGAACTTTCGGCTGAAAAATACAATGCAAAAGTGGGCGGTAGTAAAGGCAATATCACGCTTTATAGCTACGACGGTAAATACAAAATCCAACGTGCGATTAATGACCATTTGCAATTTGATGAACGTATCCAAGCGGCAAAAGTGTTGATTGATGAGTGTTTGAATGAATGGAGCGAAGGCTCTCGCCCTGAACTAAAAGCGTTAATTGAACGTGCGTTTAATGTAGATAAAGAGGGAAACCTCAACACTTCACGAATTTTAGGTTTGCGACGTGTCGATATTCAAGATGAACGCTGGCAAAACGCGATGCAGGCAATTAGCGAAAGCGTACAAGTGGTAAGCAGTAAGGCTTATGTGCGCCTTTACGAACGTGTGGGCGAAAGCGATCAATATGTGCCGATTGCGTTAGATGTGGCGGGGGCTTAAAGCTTATTTAAATGCCCTTTAAATCTCCCCTAACCCCTCTTTACAAAAGAGGGGGATGAGATGAGGGGCATTCATAATAGGTTTTAACAACTTAACAACAAAGGAGCAAAAATGAAAAAACTGGAAAATTACCGAGATTTTAGCCAACACGCTGCGGAAATGGAACGTGCTGGCGCATGGGAACAAGCAGAAAGTGCTTGGGAAAAAGCGGCAACGGTGGCTCGCCGTCGAGAAAATCAAGAATGGGCGGAAAATCGTCGTTTATTTTGCGCACATTATGTGCGTTATCCAGCGAGAAGACCGGAGGTCAATCATGGCTAAGTTTGTAGCGCGCTTTTATTGTTTGGTTGAAGCCGTTGTGGAAGCTGAAAGCAATGAGCAAGTGTTGGAATTGTGTGATTTGAATGTATGTGATGTGAATAAACTACCGCATACGATTACGGAAATTGATGATGTTGTTGAGGTGGAGGAAGTATGAGTGAGCTAACAAAAGATGACTTACATGTTGGGCATGTTTACTCCGCGAAAAGTCCTAAAGAATATGGTTTTCCACCGTTATTAGGGGATAGACAAATACTATGGAAGGGGCTTATTTATGACAACAAAGAGGGGGTTGTTCATGGTTTGCAATATGATAGCCCATCAGTGAAAAGAGGGCGGCATTATCCAAAAATCAGCATAGCCAAATTCTTAAAATGGGCGGAAGCTGATATTACAGAAACAATGCCAAAAGATAAATGGAGATATGCGAGATGACTGAGCAAGAAAAAGTGCGGTTGGATGAACAATTAGAGCAAGCAGCAAAACAACTAGTGCGCGCATTAAGAGCATTGCGCACAGGGCAAGTGCAACACGCTGCTGTTTATGTGGGCAATGTGCAGAATTTGTTGCCGGGGTTGAGAATGAGATTGGTACGTTAAAACCCATTTACAGCCCATTCAAATCTCCCCTAGCCCCTCTTTACAAAAGAGGGGGATAAGCTTGATGAAGTGGGCTGAGTAATGTGTTTTCAATTAATAAGGAGGAAAAATGCAGACAAAAATCATTCAATGGTTGGCAGATGATGAAGATGTCGGATTAAGCAGTAAATGTATGGCATTTGTGATTGGTTTTGATGTGGTGCCAAAACGTAAGAGCTATCCACTTGATCCGAGCGATTTATCTCGTTGCGTAAAGTTATTAGAACGTGCGCCAGAAATGCGCAATTATCTTCACAAAATGAAAGCAATTTCTCCCATTTGGGCAAAATTGGTGGAACATTGGGATGAGTTAGAACGTTTACTCAACGAAGAAAAAGGCTCTGGCAGATGCCCTAAAACATATCAATTAATGAAAAAACTTACTGAAGACGATCAGAATGTTGTATTTCGTCATGGTGGGTTTTCAATTCGAATGGGGGAATAAATGAGTAAATATTTTTCAGTAGATGTATCAAACGATATCCATATTATTAATTTGTGTGAAACATTAGAGCAAGCAAGAGAGACTTGTTTGGCTGGCGCTGTCGAGGCTCACGAATTTGCAGACGACATGGTCGAATACGAAAATTATGAGATTAATGATTTACCGTATGCTGTTTATGGTGTGGTTTTAGGTAAAGCGGAATGCAAGAAAAAAACGTTAACCGAAGAGGAGAAAGATGAGCGCTGCTCCGATTTTGATTACGTCCTTGAAAAACCAGAAATTGTAGATTATCCGAAAGATGACAACTGGATTAAGTGCAGTGAGAGATTGCCTGAACCATTTTATACAAGTGAAGAATCACGCAATTCAAGCAATAGACACTTAATTTATTATACCGAGGATGACGTGTATTGGTTTGTCGGTTTTGGATGGTATTTATTGGACGAAAAGGTAGATGAAGAAGGTGGATTAATCCCCTATTGGGAATTGGACGAATTAGGAATGATAAACATAGAAATTGAAGTATCACACTGGCAACCACTACCACAACCACCAATCGACTAAAACCCATTTACAGCCCATTTAAATCTCCCCTAACCCCTCTTTACGAAAGAGGGGATAAGTGAGATGAAGTGGGCTGAGTAATGTGTTTTAAACAAGGAGACTAAATGGAGATGATTATGTTCTTAATCGTTCTCGTTGTTATCGTTGGATTTGGCACTTGTTTGCTTTGGTTTTATATCAAAATTCACGAAGTTTACGGTGTGCCGCATCCATTGGTTGATTTAAAAAATTGGATTGTTAGAAAACTAAGAGGATGACGTTATGAAACTATGCCGTTGCCCTATTTGCCACAGTGATATCCATTTGGATGCGTTGTTGGAAGATGATGCGGGGCGTGAGATGTTGGGGTTAATCTCCAATTTGGGTGGTCGCAATGCGCGTGCGTTGGTGAGTTATATTGGGTTGTTTCGCCCTGAAAAATCGGCGTTATCTAATGGGCGGGCATTGAGATTAATGAAAGATGTGTTGGAAATGTATCAACCCAGTCCGCTACTCGCCCATGCGTTGAATGAAACGGTGCAAGCGGTGATGAAAAACCGTCGGGAAACCCGCAATATTCAAGCTCTAGCAAATCATAACTATTTGAAGAAAGTGTATGAAGGGGCGAAACCGTTGTTTGCGGTGGTGCGTAATGAAGGCAAAGCTGAAATGCAAAGCATTGCAGCTCAAGAAGAGGATCAACGTATGGCCGCTATTCAATATATTGAACGTTATGCCGCTATTGGGCAGTTGCAATTTGTGGAAAATATGCCTGAGTTTGCGGTTTGGAAAGCCTGGAAAGCGGAACAGGAGAAAGGCTATGTTGCGTAAAAATTTAATCACTAGAATCCATATTGGAAAAAGCCAATTAGGCCTTGATGATGAAACCTATCGTCAATTATTGGTAAGTACAACGGGTAAAACAAGTTGTATTGAAATGACAGAGAATGAATTGCAAAAGGTGTTAAATGTTATGGTGCAAAAGGGTTTTAAATCCAGTAGTCATTTTTGGGGAAATCGTGCAGCACCACGTGAAGATAAGAAAATTTATTTGGCAAAAATCACAGCACTTTTAGCAAAACATGGTTTACCGAAAGAATATGCTGATGGTATTGCGAAACGTTCGTTTAAAGTGGATTTTGTGCATTGGTTGCAGCCGTGGCAGTTGAAAAAGGTGGTGCAGATGTTGGCAGTGTATGATCGGAATAAAAAAGCATTGTAAGATGAAATTATCAGGTGTAAATTGAAGGCTCTTTGGAGCCTTTTTTATTGGAGGAAAATAATAATGAAAAAGCTATTAATTGCTATGGTATGTGGCTTAATTTCTGTTTCGGCCTTTTCAATGACAGATAAAGCTAAAGGAGAACTAAATAAAGCCTTACAGGGTGATTATCAGGCATTACGAAATGTTGCGTTCGGAATGAAAGATGGATCTTTTGGACAAGATCATAATCCAATTGCAGGTTGTGCATTACGTAAAATCACTTTAATTGTTGCACAAAATGAGACTGATACTGGTGACTATGGTAATGAATATGTAGATTGTAAAGCATTGTCACCAGATGAATCTGAAAAGGCATGGAAAATGACGTTGCAGTTGTTGCCTCAGGTGTTGAAGTTGAAAGGACAAAATTAAGTTGAATTCATCCCACTTCGGTGGGATTTTTTATGCGAGTAAAACAGCATAATTATGCACGTAAAATAGTTATATGTGTTTATATATGTTTATATGTAATTTTTAAATGCTATTTATGCAAAATAAAACACGATTTAAGCCGTGCTAAATTTTAGGTTAGGGTAAATATCAAATTTCTGAAAATCGTGCGTTAGGAAGCGATTCAGGAATTATTTTGATAGATTGCAACAATCCCCATTGATCTTTTGATCGTTAATATCTATAATTGAAATCAATATCTAGGGGTTCCGTGTTTTTATAGCCACTAGATATGGAAAAACCCAATCAGCGCCAACTGATCGGGTCTTCCTAAAAGACGGTATCACATTCCTCACTACCAATGACTGTGTGATGCCAAACAAACAACTCACCTTTATAACGAAAAGCAAGCTATTTTTGTGTAAACACGGTGCAATAATACCCTTTTGCTTTCCGTTTTTAAAGGAAAAATTTAAAAATGGAGCAAAAAATGCCTCTAACAAGTATAAATGTCCCTCAAGCGGACGATCTTAAAAAAATCCTTTCTGTTGTTAAATGTAAATATCAACATGGTTTCCTTTCCCCAGCTCTGCTTAACCTCACTAAGCGTCAAGTTGATTATTATGCACATAGCGCAAGAATCCTTGGCTTTTTAGATAGCAATCTAAATTTAACGCCAAGTGGGATTAATCTTGCGACGACTTCTATGCCAATGCAATTAATGACTTGGGGGTTTAGACAATGCGATGTTTACCGGGAATGGGAAAATTGGTCGTTACGTTCAGGAACAGCAATGCAAGGACATGCAAACCAATTTTTAACGGATTATTTTTCGACAGCAAATCTGCCAAGAAATCAGCGATTATCGGATAATCAGCAAGGGACTGGCACGATTTCACGCCGTGCAAAAACCCTTGAAGATTGGTATGGAAAGCTGTGCTAATTTTTAATTTTATCAAATCCCACTTCGGTGGGATTTTTTTTATCTTTTTTTTCAAAAACACCGCCTTTTTAAAATTTCCGTGTGAGAATTGCGTAAAACAATTTGTGGAGGTGTTTATGGTTGAATCTTTGGAAGATGTGGCTGAACTACTGCCTGAAACGGTGCAGCAGATGGTGGATTTGGTGGGCTTTGCTGCGGTGGAAAAAATTATTACAAATTTTGGTGGGGCTACCTTTCGATTTACTGATGGGGTGCATTATTTTCCTAAGCTTAAAGCATTAATTGGTTTGGAAAGTGCGGTGAAATTACGAGAGGTTTTTCGTGGGGAGTGGCTGTATATTCCTCGTTGCCAAACGGCATTGCGTGTGTTGCGTAATTATCGTTTTAAAGCCGATTATGATTATCTTACCCAGCATTTAAATAAATCAGGGCGTATGGCAATGCTTGAGCTTTGTCCGAAATATCAACTTTCTGATCGGAGCGGTTGGGAGATTTTGGCACAGGTGCGCTATCCTGAAGAAACCCATAATCTTGCCTTGTTTTAGTGCTGAAACCGCTCCTCTCTTCTCTTTACTCTACTTTTAAGACAATACCCTTAATCATTAATAGATTAAGGGTATTTTTTTATGTCGACGTTAACTTTTCTAGATATTTTTAACCGTTTAATTGGGCATGAAGGCGGTTATGTTAATGACCCTCGCGACCCAGGCGGGGAAACCAATTGGGGGATTACTAAACGCACAGCTCAGGCAAATGGTTATCAGGGCAATATGCGTGTGATGACTCGTGATCAGGCTTTTAAAATCTACTACTCCGCATTTTGGCTACGTTATCAATGCGACAAGATGCCTGAAGCGGTGGCTTATCAGTTTTTTGATGCAGCGGTAAATCATGGATTAGGTAATGCAAGCCGTATGTTGCAACGTGCGGTGAATGTGGCGGATGACGGCATTATTGGCAATATGACCATTGCGGCGATTAAGAAGATGGCGATATCTGATGTGATTATGCGTTTGAATGCAGAACGCCTAGAGTTTTATTGCAAACTTGGCACTTTTGCAACCTTTGGGAAAGGTTGGGTGCGTCGCGTGGCGGGTAATCTTAAATATGGAGCAATTGACAATGAAGTTTAAATTTTTAGGCGTGTTTAAACGTGTTTTAAATTGGTTTAAAAGCAATCGAGAACCTTTGAAATATCGACCGCACTTTTACAGTAAAAATGCGTGGAGTTATGTATCTAGAGGGAAACCGACTGTAGCCGAAGTGATTATGTGGAGATTATGCCGATGAATAAGTTACTTGAGCTTTTTACTAATGTTGATGGCCGTGCCAGTACAACTGGGTTTATTCAGTTTTTCGGCTTTTTGGTGATGGCGGGTGTACTGATTTATGCGGTCTATCTTGACCGTTCTACGGTGACAGATTTGTTTTTTTATTTTGCTTGTTTTTGTGGGGGTTCTGCTGCAACCAAAGGGGCGGTGATGGCTTTTCAAGCCAAACAAGCAAAACCAGAAGAACCGATTACCGGTGAAACCTATGTGGAGCCAGAACAAACGGATAGACCAAGGGGGATTTGATGAGTATGCAGATTATTTTAGCGGGGTTCGGGATTTTCACACTATTGGGCGCGTATGTGATGTTTAAGCTGAAACATGCACACCGTGAGATTGAGCAGTTATTAAAAACCAATGCGCAGTTGCAAACGCAAAAAGCCGTGGCTGAAACTCAAGTAAAACATTTTGAAGTGAGAAAGAAAAATGAAGAAAACACTCGTAACACTAGCCGTGATGATGTCATTAACCGCCTGCAGCAATCGGGCGATCTCCGTGATTAATCCAAGTTGCAGTGGATTTGGCATTATTACTGCCAGCAGACAAGATACCACGGAAACCTTGCGACAAATTGCAATACATAATGCGACTTATCGTGAGATTTGCACTAAAAGTAAGGAGTCAAAATGATTGACGATAAAGTGTTTATTGGGATTGGCACGACGTTGATTATGACATTAGTCGGCTGGGTGTGGAAATCAGTAAACGATAAAGTGGCTGAAAATGAGCATGCGATTAAAGCCTTAGAAAAGCAAATGCAGCATGATTTTCAGAGTAAAGAGCTTGCTGAAGTAAAAGATAAACACTTTGAAAGCATTTTGAAAGAGGTGCGCGATCAGTTGAAAGAAATCAATCAGAAGTTAGATAAAAAGGTGGATAAATAATGTCAGCAAGAGAACGAAAACGATTAGAGCAATTGGCAGAAAAACAAGAAATTAATGCCAAATTAGATGAGATTCTGGTTTTAAGTCGACAAGCGAACCATAAAATCGACCGCTTAGACGGTCGAGTGGATGATATTGATACTCGCTTGGCAAAGGTAGAAGAAAGTTTGGCAAAATTAGGTGTGCGTGCTGCGGTTATTGGCGGGTTAAGTGGCTTGGTCGTCTCTGTTGGGTTTGAGCTGATTAAAGCAAAATTCGGGGGTTAAGATGGCACATGATGAAAAAACCAAGGCAGATGTGCGCCGTTACTATGTTTTTGATTGCTTAACGCTTGAATTAGCCGCAGAAAAAGCCAAAGTGTCCTATAACACTGCTCGACGCTGGAAACGTGAAGCCGAAGCTCGTGGCGATAATTGGGATAAAGTGCGTGATGCGAACACGATGGCAAGTGGCAAAGTAGAAGATGTGGCGCGCGGCATGCTGACTACGTTTGTGCTTTATTTTGAAAACACAATGGATGAGATTAAGCGCGCGGAAGAATTGCCTGTGAGTGAAAAAGCGAAGTTGATTCAGGGCTTGGGCGATAGCTATTCGAAAATGGTGGCAAGCAGTAAACGGTTGTTGCCGGAAGCGTCGGAATTGGCGACAGCGTGGAAAGTTATTGAGATGGTAACTAATCTGATCAAAACCAAACAGCCTGATTTATTACCTGCTTTTTTGTCGGTTTTAGATGATTTGGAAGGCATTGTTAAGCAGGAATTTAAGTGATGGAAAAACAAAGTCAAACCATTGTGCACAAGCATTACTATTTCCGTTGGATTGTGCAACTGGTCTGCGTGGTATGTGCTTTTAAGTTAATGGCTTCTGGTATTAACGGTTGGGGCTGGCTTTTATTTATTGCGGTGATGTTATAGATGAAACATAAAGAATTTGAAAAACAGCTCGAACAACTACGAGCTGAATTACAGCGCAATATTGAAGCAAATTTTGAAGGTTGGGATGATAAACCGCGTGCGATTGCAGAGCGTCGTCAGAAAGTCTTAGATAAAGAAAAAGGGTTTGAATATTTTGTTCAAGCCTATTTCCCACATTATGTGCGGTCGCCACATAAATCCCAGTTACACGAATATCTGTTTAAAAATCTTCCACTTTCGGTTGAAGAAACAGATAAATCCGTCCGACAAGCTATTGCCGCACCCCGCGGTGAGGCGAAATCCACTATTTGTACGCAATTATTCCCACTTTGGTGCATGGTTTGTAATTTAAAAAATTACATCATCATTGCTATGGATAGCCGTGACCAGTCTTATGGCATGCTAGAGGCTATCAAAGTTGAAATTGAGTCAAATCCAAGACTCTCAATTGATTTTCCAGAAGTCGCGCCAGGTAAAGTTTGGCGCGCAGGTGCGATTTTGACCGCAAAAGGGCAAAAAATCGAAGCCGTAGGCGCAGGACAAAAATTACGTGGTCGTCGTCATGGTGCATATCGTCCTGATCTTGTTGTTTTGGATGATATTGAAAACGATGAAACGGTGCAAACACCGGAGCAACGCAATAAATTGCATAACTGGATTTTAAATGCAGTGTTAAAACTTGGCGCACCTGGTGAAAAGTTTGATGTTATTTATGTAGGAACCATTCTTCATTATGACAGCGTTTTAAATCGGATATTGAGTACAAAAGGCTGGCGTCGGGTACGTTTCAAAGCCATTTTACGTATGCCGGACAATATGCAGTTATGGGACGAATGGGAAAATATTTATCTTTCCGAAGATGGCGACGATGACACGCTTTCTGATTTGTTCTATCAACAACATAAAGCAGAAATGGACGCAGGTGCAGTCGTTTCTTGGCTTGCCCGTCCGATTCTGTATTTAATGAAGATTCGTGCATCAGATGGACATGCCTCTTTTGATTCGGAATACCAAAATGACCCGGTCAGTGGAGATGACGCCATTTTTGCCAACAGTCTTCAATATTGGACGGAATTACCTAATAACTTGATTTATTTTGGTGCGGTTGACCCATCACTAGGTAAAGCCGGTGCAAGCCGTGACCCGTCCGCAATTTTGGTTGGCGGCTATCATAGAGAAACTGGCAAACTGTATGTGGTTGAAGCGCAGATTAAAAAGCGTTTGCCCGATTTAATTATTGAAGATGTGATTCGTTTACATACGCAATATAACTGCCATCGCTGGTTTGTAGAGACCGTACAATTCCAAGAATTTTTAAAAACCGAGTTGGTTAAACGGTCTGCAGCGCGTGGAAAACCTGTGCCTGCTACGGCTACAAAACCAAATAGCGACAAAATGCTTCGCATTGAGAGCTTGCAACCGCATATTGCCAACGGGTTAATTTTATTACATCGCTCACAATCCACTCTTGAGTCACAGTTGAGACACTTTCCGAAAGCGGATCATGATGATGGCCCGGATGCGCTGGAAATGTTGTGGCGTAATGCAGTGGATAGTTCGGCAGCGATTGAGTGGATTGGGTTAAATCAACTGAATGAGATTGAATCAGATGAATACGAAGATGAAGACGATCTTTATTCAATATGGAAACATTAAAGGCGGATTAAATGGGATTTATTGATAAGGTTAAAAACCTTTTAAAAGGTAATGAAACAGAGCCAACACAAACCGATGATGCGGAAGTAACTGCAACGGGGCGTGTATTAGATGATCACCCCTCTGCAAAAATTACGCCTTCAAAATTAAAGCAGATTTTAGAGGATGCCGAAAACGGTGATATTCAGGCGCAGCATCAACTTTTCATGGATATTGAAGAGCAAGATAGCAGCATTGCCGCCAATATGATGACACGTAAGCGTTCAGTTTTAACGCTAGATTGGCGTATTGTTGAGCCACGTAATGCCACTCCTGCGGAAGAAAAATTGCAAGCAGAGATTGATGAGTTATTTTATCAATATCCTAACCTTGAGGATTTATTTGTAGATCTCATGGATGCGGTCGGTCATGGCTTTTCTGCCCTTGAAATCCAGTGGGCACAGGTAAATGGGAAATGGATACCAAAGGGCTTTAAACCTTGTCCTCAGTCTTGGTTTAAATTGGATAAAGACGATAGTTTATTATTACGCACGCCAGCTAATCAAATGGGTGAGCCTTTACGTCCTTTTGGTTGGGTGGTGCATCGCCATAAATCTCGTTCGACACAGTTGGCTCGTGATGGCTTATATCGCACATTGGCATGGCTTTATATGTATAAGCATTATTCTGTGCGTGATTTTGCCGAGTTTTTAGAGCTTTATGGTATGCCGATTCGCATTGGTAAATATGGTGCTGGTGCCACTAATGCGGAGAAACGCACATTATTGCGTGCGTTGGCCGAAATTGGGCATAACGCGGCAGGCATTATGCCTGAATCGATGCAGATTGAACTGCATAACGTCGCTAATGCGGGGGCTGCATCGGGTAATAATCCATTTTTACAAATGGTTGATTGGTGCGAGAAATCTATTGCTCGGTTGATTTTGGGGCAAACCTTAACATCGGGGGCGGATGGTAAAAGCTCCACCAATGCGTTAGGTAATGTGCATAATGAAGTGCGTCGTGATTTGATGATTAGCGATGCGAAACAGATTGCACAAACCATTACTCAACAAATCATTTTGCCGTATTTGCAAATTAATGTTGATCCGAATATTGCGCCACATCGTGTCCCTTATTTTGAGTTTGACACAAAAGAATATGAAGATTTATCTGTATTTGCAGATGCCATCCCTAAACTTACGGGCATTGGGGTGCAGATTTCGGAAAGTTGGGTGCGGGATAAATTAGGGATTCCTGAGCCACAAGAAGGCGAACTGATTTTAAGCATACCGCAAGGCGAGAAAACGGACGAAAAAACGACCGCACTTTCTGCCGTATTTAATCACGGAGAAGGTTGTGCTTGCGGTTGTCGTGCTGCTGCGTTGTCGGCACAGAATGGTAAAAAGGACGAACAAGATGAACTGGACGGTTTGATTGATGATGCACTGGCAAATGCGGATTTTAATCAACAGCTTGATCCTATGATGAAACAGATTGTAGGTGTGGTCATGGCAAGTGAAAGCTATGACGAAGCACAGGAAAAACTGATCGCACTTTATCCTGATTTAACCAGTGAAAGCCATCAAGCCTATTTGGCAAGTGCGGTATTTTTAGCTGATTTATTAGGAGCTGCCAATGCCGAGCGCACCTAAGTTTGCCATTGGCGTAGAACCCAAACAAGCCATTGAGTTTTTGCGCCAAAAGAAAATGCTTGCCAGTAAGGTGTTAGCAAAAGAAATGCACGATAGCGCATTGGCACGTGCCACGACGATTGCGCGCTTAACTAGCCTTGATATGACAAAGGATATTTACCAATCTTTAGAAACCGCTATGCGTGAGGGCAAAGGCTTTCACGCTTGGAAAAAAGAACTGGTGAGTGAATTTGAACGTAAAGGCTGGATTTTTGGGAAAGATCCGTCTATTCGTGGTATTGATGGGCATTTACTGGCAGATCCAAAAACAGGGGAATATTTTGGCACGCCGCGTCGGTTAAATACGATTTATCGTGTCAATATGCAGTCAGCTTATTCGGCTGCGCGTTATCAACGCTTGCGTGATAACGTGGATAATCGCCCTTATTGGCAATATTCCGCCGTAGGTGATGCGCGTACTCGCCCTGCCCATTTAGCATTGAGCGGTAAGGTGTATCGTTATGATGATCCGTTTTGGGCGACATTCTACCCGCCTAATGGGTTTAATTGTCGCTGTACGGTGATTGCGTTAGACGATAGAGATTTGAAACGCCGTGGGATTGATAAGCCTGACGATAGCTCGGAATTTTTGGTGGAAGTAGAACGCCCTGCGGATAAGCAAGGTCATCGTGAAAAGACGGTAGGGTTTAAATTACCTGATGGCACGGTACGTGTGACGGATAAAGGCTTTGATTACAATGTGGGGAGATTAAACTACAAGCCTAATTTGGATCTTTATCCTGAAAAACTGGCGCATGCGTTTGCGAAGGTTGAGATGAAAGGTGGGGAGTTTAAGCACGATTTTGAATTGTTGGCAAAGCATGTGGCGGAGATGAAACAAACGCTCAGCCCTGAAGGAAAAAAACTCACTGCTGATCAAATGTTACAGGTGCGTGATAGCCTTACCAAAAATTTTAAATTTGCAGCAGGTGTCTTGAGTGCGGAAAGTAAGGATTTATTGAAAAGCAAAACTGGCACAGTGTGGCTTTCCGATGATACTTTAATTAAGCAATTTAATAGTCGTGATGGGCAAGATTTTGGGATTGATGAGTATGAGGCGTTGCCAGATATCATCAATTCTCCCGAGCATTTACTACAAGTGAAAGATTTTGCAGATCGTTACACCTTTATTCGACAAGGGAAAATGCTTGTAGTGAAAATATTACCAAAAGAAATCTTTGTGCTGTCGTTTAGACGAATAAAAGACAAAGAGCTTAAAAAGCTATTAGAAAAGGATTACGCACCTAGGTAGGGCTCCCCACACCTACACACAGTCCCGAGTCTATTTCACCTCTTCGCTTGCGATCTGGGAGATTCATCGCTTTTCTAAGTGCGTAGCAAAATATACCCCTGTTTATAGGTAAAAGCAACATTATGATCGAAATTGAAATCAATAATGCGCAAGAAGTTGCCGTACTGCTTGAACGATTAGCGCAAGTCACGGCTCATCGTACTCCTTTAATGCGTAAAATTGCTGGTAAGATGGAATCGGCTGTCGCGCAGAACTTTGAAGTGGGTGGTCGCCCAAAATGGTTGGGGCTTAAATATCGCCAAGGCACACCTTTAGTGAATTCGGAACGGTTGATGGAGAGCATCACTTCCGAATATAACAACGATGAAGTCATTGTCGGGACAAATGAGCCTTACGCGGCTATTCATCAATTCGGGGGGAAAGCTGGACGAGGTCGTAAAGTAGAGATTCCAGCACGCCCTTTCTTGATTTTAACACCTCAAGATGAGGCAGATATTTTGGAATACGTGCAAGACTACTTCCAACGCTTAATTAAATAAATTAGAAAATCGCCCTAAATCGCACGTAGGGCAATTTTTTACTTTTAGGGTATAAGATTTCATCTTTAAATTTTTAAAACAATTTAAAACGGTTTTAAAGCGTTTTAAAATGGGTTTGGGTTGTTTTCAATCATTCAATCTTTCACGTCTTTAATGTGAGGCTTGTTCCTCATTGTCTAAAATATCAAATTATTTGGTTGCGCTGAAGCCAGTCATCTCTTGTTATCTCGTTCAATTCGATATTCTGCCATCCTAGATTGAGTTTTTAAGGATGGTTTCAGATGAAATTAACAGTTGCCGCTTGTAGTTTTGAAATTGACAAGGCGAAGTATGGTCGTATCCAACTTTTACCTTATGGCAAATTTCGCGCCACAGACGGCAGACCAACCGACGTGGAGGCATGGTATGTAACAGATACAAATGGCGCGGATGTGGTGGCGTTGGCAAATAATCAACGCAATCCCCTTCCTATTGACTACGAACACCAAATCTTACATTCCCAGCAAAACGGCAAAGAGGCTCCTAGCGCAGGTTGGATGGAATATCTCTATTTTAACCCGCAAGGGATTTTTGCTGATGTCCGTTGGACGGACAAAGCCGCGGAATACATCAAAAATGGCGAATATCGTTATATCTCTGCCGTGTTTGCATATGACACGAATGGTTATGTTCGCAAAATCTTTCACGCCGCACTGACCAACAACCCCGCTTTAGACGGTATGGATGAAGTGATGGTTGCCGCCAGTGTGCAACTTTTAAATCAACAAAAGGAAAAGCCAGAAATGGACAAAAAATTAGTGGAAGCCTTGTGTGCGTTGTTTGCTTTGAAAGCCGACGCCAGCGAAGCGGAAATTACCGAAAAAGTGACTGCACTTTCTGCCGCTAAGGGCGACAGCCAAGTGGCGGTGTTGGATGTGTATGCCAAGTTAGCTGAAAAAGAACAATCTGTTGCGGCATTAACCGCGCAAGTGGGTAAGCCTGACCCAGCTAAATTTGTGCCAGTCGAACAGGTGGTTGCATTGCAGGCTGATTTTAATGCGTTTAAAACATCTGTAGAAGCAGACAAGAAAGAGGCATTAATCACAGCAGCATTATCGCAAGGCAAACTGGCTCCCACATTAAAAGATTGGGCACAAAGTTTATCTGTTGAGGCATTAAGTGCTTACTTAGAAAAAGCACCTGCAATGGCCGCATTAAGTGGTGAGCCACAAGCAAAAGACGACCCAGAGCAGAAAGTGGCAGCGTTAAGTGCTGCAGAGAGTGCTGCAGCAAAAGCTTTAGGCTTAAGCGAAAAAGATTATATGGCAACCTATAAGGAACAAAAATAATGGATAAATTCAAAAAATCAGAACTTTTAAAAGCCCTTGATGAAGCCTTTAAAAAAGATTTTGCCGGTGCGTTAGACACTGTAAAACCGCAATGGGCAGAAGTAGCAATGAAAGTGGCAAGTTCCACCGAAACCAATACTTATGCGTGGTTGGGCTTCTTCCCTAAATTGCAAGAATGGGTGGGTAAACGTCGTTTACGCAAAATGCAAGCGCAAGGTATGCAAGTATCGAATAAGTTGTTTGAAAGCACTGTTGCTATCCCGCGCACCAATATTGAAGACGACCAGGTGGGCTTATTTAGTCCGATGATAAAACAAATGGGACAAAGTGCGGCGGAATTGCCTGACGATTTAGTCTTTGGCTTAGTGAAACAAGGCAAAACTACCCTTTGCTATGACGGGCAAAATTTCTTTGATGATGATCACCCGGTTTATGCAGAAGTGGACGGCACAGGTGCTGTTACCCAGCAAAGCAATCTGACTAAAGGTTCAAGCGCAGGCAAACCAGCGTTCTATATTTTAGACACTACCAATGCTATCAAGCCATTTATTTGGCAAGAGCGCACTAGCCCTGAAATTGAGGCGAAATTTGATCCGTCTAAATCCGATGCAGTATTTATGGAAGATACCTATATTTGGGGTGTACGTGCGCGTGGTAATGCAGGTTTTGCATTCTGGCAACTTGCTCACCGTGTGGAAGACAGTGAATTAACTGAAGATGTCTTAATGGGCGTGTTGGCGAAAATGAAATCCTTAAAAGGCGATGGCGGTAAATTATTGAACATTCGACCGAATGTATTGTTGGTGCCACCTTCTCTTGAGCATACCGCAAAAAAATTAGTGGAAGCCGACATTATCAACGGCACCAGCAATGTGTTGAAAGGGACGCTTAAAGTGATGGTGTCTTCACAGATTGTGGAGTAATCCGTCTTTTTCCTTGTCTTCCCCCGCTTGCGAGGGAAGGCAAGAAATGACTAGGAGGAAACTATGGCAAAGGAACAACAAGACAGCGAACAGCAAGATGAAGTAAAAGCTAAGACACAAGATGAAGTAAAAGCTAAGACACAAGATGAAGTAAAAGCTAAGACGCAAGATGAAGTAAAAGCTGAGACGCAAGATGAAGTAAAAGCTGAGACGCAAGATGAAGTAAAAGCTGAGACGCAAGATGAAGTAAAAGCTGAGACGCAAGATGAAACTGCAGAAAACCCATCTGATGTTTGGGTAGAAGGCGGTGAGGTAATTAACCCAATTGCCTATGCGGTGACGTTACGTGCAATTCATCCGCAAGCCTCTTATGGTCGCTGTGGTTATCGTTTTAACAAAGAAAGTGCGGTGGAAATTCCAGTTGAAAACTTGACGGGTGAGCAAGTCATTATGCTTGCTGAAGATCCCTGGTTAGAACTTATTCCCATCTGCGAAAAATAAGGATGAGTGATGCATTACGCCAGTGCTGAAGATTTTGTGTTACGCGTAGGGGAAGTGCAAGCCATTGAACTGACCGACCGTGATTTGACTGGGCAAGTTAATGACTATTTGCTTGATGTCGCATTGTCTGACAGCTCAAGTCAAATTGATGGTTATTTGGCAGCACGTTATACCCTCCCACTTGTGAGTGTGCCACAAAACTTAGTGCGACTTTGTTGTGATTTGGCTCGTTATCGTTTAGCGAGTATGTCTCATGTGACGATTACAGAAGAAATTATTACACGCTATAAATTAAGTTTAAAAGAACTTGAGGATATCAGTGTGGGTAAGATTTCGCTGGGGTTGCCGCCTACAGAGAATAATGATGCCTACGAACAAGACAATGGTGTGATTTTTACTAATCCGAAAAACAGGATTTTTGCGCGTGATCACTCAAATTGAAAATGCTCTTGTAGAACGCCTACAGCGTGGCTTAGGGCGTTTAGTCAATACCGTTAAAAGCTATGGCGGTGAGCTCGATGATGAAAGTCTTGGGACATCACGTTTGCCGATGTGTTTAGTCACTTTTGGGGGCGCACGTATCGAACGTATGGGCACCAATTTGAAGCGACATCAATCTACAGCAAACTTTGTCATTATCGTGGCAGTAAATAGCTTGCGTAGCAATATTGCGGCACGACAAGGCGGAGCGGATAAACGAGAGGTGGGCGTTAATCAGTTGATTACAGCCGTGCGCCGTTTGTTAGATGCACAAACCTTGGGACAATTAGTCAAGCCACTGAAACCGACAAGGGTGCGTACGCTCTTTAATAATGCCACTTTTAAAGGCGGTGCGATAACGGCTTATGCGATTGAGTATGACGCAGTCTATGAAGATTTAAGCCCACTAGAAGATGGCCGTTATCCTGAAATGACACAGGATAGCAAAAATCCTGATTATATGTTTACGCATTATCATGGTGAGCTATCGCCACCAGAGCCGATGTTAGAACATATTGGTAACAACATTTATGACCCAATAAGCGGTGCCAAAGTGCCGTTTGAGGTGGAGACAGTAGATGAAAAATAAACTTACTATTGATGAAATCAAAGGCGTAATTGCCCAAGAGGAATATGTTTTCAAGGGCACTTTAACGCTTTGTATCCTCACATTAAAAAATGGCTTTTTTGTAACTGGTGAAAGCGCGTGTCTTGATATTAGCAATTACGATCAGGAGACAGGCAAAAAAATAGCTTTTGAACGTGCCTTAAACAAAATCTGGGAGCTTGAAGGCTATCTATTAAAACAACGCTTATTTGAATCTACCACTGATTGGAGACGATAGATGAAAGTGAAAGCAGCAATAGGCATTAAGGTGCCGATGGAACATCAGCCTTATACCTATATTGAACAAGTACCGGTAGAGGTAGAGCCTTCGATTTATTATCAGCGCCGTATTAATGATGGCGATTTGATTGTAATCACAGAAACACGTTCGCGTAAGGAACAGGAGAAAGACAATGGCTGAAACGAATATTGATTTTGATAATATCCCGACGAGTCTTCGTAAACCGGGTGTTTATACAGAATACAACTCACGCAATGCAGTGAGTACTTTGCCAACAAATGAGCAAAACGTCTTAATTGTGGCACCAATGTTAAATGCAACAAAAGCATTTAGCGCACCGACACCGATTTATTCGGATGTAGATGCAAAAAATACATTTGGTGCTGGGTCTTGGGCTCACTTAATGGCGCGTATTGCTATCCAAAATAATGCCATGATCCGTTTAACGGTAATTGGTTTAAAAGATAGTGATTCAGGTGTAGCGGCAACTGGCACTATTACGCTAACAGGCACAGCAAGCAATGCAGGGGTGCTTAAAGTTATCATTGGTGGTCTTGATTATGCGGTGGCAATCGCTAAATCGGAAACGGCCGCCAACATTGCCGCCCGTTTAAATGCAGTGATTAATGCGGGGGAATATTGTCCTGTCAGTGCAACAGTCAATGAAGGTACCGTGACGCTTACTGCGAAATGTAAAGGCGAAATTGGTAATGAGATTAGTGTCAATGCCACATTGAGCGCAAATGATATGGCGGTGAATGTTTCAGCTCTTGCAAATGGTGCTGAAAATGCCGATTTAGCGGCAGCATTAGCATCTGTAGCTGGTCAGCACTATCACGTGATTATCTCCCCTTTTGCAGATGATAAAAATGCGAAAGCCTTGCGTGAACATTTAGAATCGGTAGCAAGTCCTGTTGAGAAAAAACCAGGTGTTGGCGTATTAGGTTTTAATGGCACATTGGCAAGCGGAACTACTTATACCGAAAAGATCAATGCAAATCGCATTACAGTGGGTTGGTATAAAGGTGCGGTGGAATCTAATGCCTTAATCGCTGCGGGATATGGGGCGGTTATTGCAGGAGAAGAAGACCCAGCTAAACCGTTAAATACGCTTGAGATTAAAGGTTTAACCCCTGTTGATGCCACTCAAACACCGTTAAAAACCGAAGTCAATCAGGCATTATTCCACGGTTTAACCCCTATTACAGTGGTAAATAATCGTGTGCAAATTATGCGTGCCATTACGACTTATACCAAGTCACCAGCGAATGTAGATGATCCTGCATGGTTAGATTTAACCACAATTCGTACACTTGATTTTACGCGTAAAGCCATTGAACAGCGTATTGCATTACGTTTCCCACGTGCGAAATTATCTAATCGCACCCCACCAAAAGTGCGGTCAGAAATCCTTGATGTGCTCTATCGTTTAGAGCAACAAGAGATTTTAGAAAATGTGGATGCGAACAAGGGTAAATTGCTTGTTGTTCGCAATGGCCAAGATCCAAATCGTTTAGATACGGCAATTCCAGCGGATGTGGTAAATGGCTTACACATCGTAGCAAACCGTATTGATTTAATTTTATAGGGGGCGTAAATGGAAAAATATGCAGGTTCGGCCGTGCTTGAAGTGGACGGCACGGAAATTGAAATCACCGATTTAAACGTGACAAAACAAACCGGGCGTAAATTAGTCAAAACCATGAACTCTGAAGGGCGTGCACGTGGTTTTGCCAAAGGCATTGCGACTTGGGAATTATCATTGACGGCAGCAATGCCAGTAGATGGTTCGGAAATTGATTGGGCGGGTATCAGTGATGCGAAAATCACGGTATATCCGCTTAATCAAGAAGATAAGCGCACGTCTTACCTTGGCTGCTTTACCACTCAAGTAGGCGAGAAATATACGGTGGATAACGAAGCCGTTATTGATATCCAGATGAATGCGCTTAAAGAGGTGAAAGAATAATGCGTTTATTGCTTGGTATTCCTTACGGTGATCATCGTTATTTTGACTTTGACGTGCGATTACTAACCTTGGGTGGCGAATGTGCCGCCCTTGAGAAAGTCGCCGAGCTTGGTTTAGATGAGAAAGAAAACCTCACGAGAGCGGAGCAAATGCTCGTGGACTTGGCTTATTTATCTGAACAGCTTGATATTATCGGTATTGCGCAAGATAAGCTCACGCCACAGTTTTTACTGGATAACCTTGCCACGGATGATTATGTGCTGATTACGCAAGCTATCGCAGAACTGCGAAAAAAGCACATCGACGCTGGGGAAAACCCGAGCAAAGCCGAAACCGAATAAAACAACATTACGGTGTGTTTGATGCCGAGAAGAATTACCGAAGTGCGGTTATTTTATTGGCTAAATTTGGGTTTACTGCTGAAGAAGTACGAGCAATGTGTCACGCTGAAGTTGCTGCTTGGGTGGCAAGTTGGCAACATTCGCAAGGTATTAAAACTCAGTCAGAAAAAGGCAACACGGTGCATTACAACCTTATGCGTCGTAAAACTAAGGGGGCGTAAGCCCCTTTTTTTGTGGATTTAAAATGAGTTTAAAGAGGGTTTAAAAATGGCTGAGTTGAATTTAGCGTTGACGCTAAAAGCACGAGACCAAGCAAGCCGAGTTTTTCAGCGGGCACAATCGCAGATTAAGCAAAGCACAAAAGCAATGGCAAGTGCACGCGAAACGTTAGGCGTGCGAAGTGAACATAAAATCCAACAAGAAATTAATCATACCATTGCCGCTTATAACCGATTGAAACGTAGTGGCACAGCCACTAGTCGCGAATTAGCTCGTGCGGCTGAAGCGACGCGCTCAAAAATTGCTGGGCTTAATGCAGAAATGGGGAAAACCTCTTGGGGGCAACGATTAGGCAATGTTGGAACTGCCATTGCTAGTGTGGGCGCAGGCATGGCGGCTGGCGCTATGGTAATGGCGCAACCCATGAAAAAGGAAATGGACTATGACCGACGCTTGGCGATGGTTTCCAATACTGCCTTTTCTGATCGTGATGTAGCTGGGCGAATTGCAGGAAAGAAAGAATTACATGATGCGGTGAAAAGTGCGGTAGAAACTGGAGGGGGGACGAAAGAGGAAGCCTTGGGCGCATTAGATAAGTTATTAGCCTCCGGTACTGTGAAAGCTGAAACCGCAATGAAGTTATTGCCTACTTTACAAAAAGGTGCAGTGGCAACAGGTGCAAGTACAGAAGATTTATCGGCGATTGCAATTTCCGCTATGCAGCAATTTGGCATCAGCGAAGATCAAATTGGTGCGGTATTAGATAAGGCTGTGGCTGCTGGGCAAGCGGGTAACTTTGAACTTGCCGATATGGCACGTTGGCTTCCACAACAAATGGCGGCAGCTAAATCGGCTGGGCTTTCGGGCATGGATGGCTTTGAAGCATTATTAGTCGCAAACCAACAAGCGCGTGTTACCGCAGGGACAAGCGATGAAGCGGGTAATAACCTGGTTAATTTACTCGCCAAACTTACCTCTAAAGAGACTGCAGATCGTTTTTCTAAATTAGAAATTAAAGGCAAAGATGGCAAAACCCACGGCATTGATTTTATTAAATCAATGGAGAATGAGAAGAAACAAGGTAAAAATTCTATTGAGGCCTTTGGTTCTATTATGGATATGGTCGTAGGAGAAGACAAACGTTATCAAGCCTTAAAAGCAAAATTGAAAACAGCCAAAAAAGAAGAACAGCAAGCCTTAATAGAACAAATGACAAACTTAGTAGAAGGTACGGCCATTGGGCAGATTATTTCTGACCGTCAAGCCTTGATGGCACTTCTTGGGATTCGCAACAATGTTGAACTAGGCAAGCAAGTAAAAGAAGAAGTCACGAATTCTGACGGTGCTACAGATAAGTCCCATAAAGTTGTGATGTCAACTAACAGTGCAAAAGTAGAACAAGCTAAAAATGCAGTTGAATTTGCACAAATGGAAGGTATGAAAAGTTTTAATAATGCGCTTGGTGATGCGGCTACAAAACTGGCTGAATATGCGAAAGCCTATCCTGATTTAACCTCTACACTGACTACAGCTGGCACCGTTATTACAGCATTAAGTACGGCTGCGATTGCGGCTAGTGGTGCATTAGCATTATTGGGCGTTAAACGAGGCGGAATTGGGCTTAGTGATGTAGCAGATGTCGCTGGCAATCTAGGGAAAGGGAAAAACGGTTTAAAAATTAAAAGGGGCGGTAAGTTAGGCAGTATTCTTAGTGCAGGGGCGCTTTTTACTAGTGGTTTAATGATTGCTGGAGAACAACGTACAACAGAAGAAGCGAAGGCTGAAGAAAAAGCTGAGGCGAAAACCGCTCAAGAAAAACAGCTTGAAAACCAATTTTATGCCAATGCTTACGGGGGCAATAAACCGACCACAACCCATTATGCACCGCAAGGTTTCGGTTATAACAAAAACTCTGTATGGGGGACAGCTTCTCGCTCGGGCGAAGTGGCTGAAATTGCACGTAAAGATGAAGTTGCCGCTTTACGTCTTGAGCGAGGCACACTCACGCAAGCCCAATATGATGAGCGCACGCGCCAAAGTGCGGTGAAAATTGCGGACATTCGCAATCAGGGGAAAGGCTATTCAGGTTTATCTGTAGCGGCTAATGACACCGACTCCGCTTTAAGTCGCACACTGGGTGATTTATCTAGCTTGGCTAACTATCAAGCTGATTTTCAACATTTTGGGCAAACCATTAGCGACGGATTAAAAACCGCCATTGAAAGCCAAAATTTCACGATTCAAAACGAAATCAAGGTGGATTTAGACGGACGGATTGTGGCTGAACAAACGTCTCAGTATCAATATCAAGACTTAAAACGGGGGTAAAAGATGGCGGGTTGGACAATGCCTGTGCAACGTGCGAGTTTTCGCGGAGTGCGTTTTGATGTGCTTTCGGTGGATGATGATGTCTATCGCTCGACCATTGAGCATGCTTATCCTTTCGTCAATGGCGCGGACGTGGAAGATTTAGGATTAAATCCATTAACCGTGCGTATGCAAGCCGTATTTTATGGGCCAGGCTATTACACGGACTTTAAGAAGTTTTTAAGCGTGTTACAAAAATCAGGGGCGGCAACATTAGTGCATCCGATTCGTGGGCGTTTGCAAAATATGATTTGCACCGGGGCAAGTTTTCATCACGAAGCGGAAATGATTGACTATGTAGCGTTGGATTTAACCTTTATTGAATCTACGCCAGCTAAACCGATTTTTGTATTCCAGTTTTCATTGCTGGCAAAAATTGATGAACTGTTATCTGAACTGGAAGATTTTATTGATGATGTGATGGAGTTGTATGCTCAAGTCATGGAATCTGTAGCTTTTGTGATGAATGTTGCTTCTCGTTTGATGGGTATATGGGGAACATTAGTTGGTTGCTTTGAGCAAATTCGTAGTTTATTTGGGTTTGATAAAACTAAATATCATGTGTCTTCCGTGGTGTCAAAAGATAACTTTAAAGCAAAATCTAGTCGTGCTGTGCGTGATTTGGTGACGATGATTGATTCTGGATTGCGCCAAATTGCTGCGCGCAAGGACTTAACTACCCGAGCAAAATTTGATGAGGTACTCCGCACAATACGTCAAATTAAGCATATCCCTGCTGATTTGGTGAGTGGTAAGAATATTAAATCTGCCAAAGAACAAGCGGCATTGAAATCATTAACGACCTCTTTTAGTAAGGATGATACTGAATCTGTGCATTTAATGATGCAGTTAGCCTCTAGTGTTGCTTTGTTGCGTATTGCCACTGAATTAGTAGAGGACGATGATTTATTGCCACAGGATATTGATTACATCACGACTCAAGTGCGGTCACAAATTATGGATAATTTACAATTGTTACGCAAACAAGTGGACGATGAACATCGTGGGGAATACATCACGGTATTAACCACGCCTAATACGAGTTTTTATACGGCTGCGCACAATACGGCAGAGCAATTACGCAATAAAGCGCATAAGTTTACTCAACTTGCCCTTGCGGCAATTAATCGTAAACCGCCTTTAATGGTTCGCGAGGTGCCATTTAGCGGTACTGTGCAACAAATTGCACATGCATTTTATCAGGATTACAAACGCGCAGATGAATTATTAAGATTGAATCCGCAGATCCGTTATCCGAATTTTGTGGAGCGTGGGGAGTGGTTAAACAGCTATGTCAAATAATTACCCTTATGAAAATGATGTAACAGTGGAAGTGGACGGCAAAGCCCACAATAGCTGGAAAAGTTATGATATTGATAGTGACTTTTTAATCCCTGCCGACGCCTTTAAATTTGATTTAGGCGTGCCTTCAAATAGCACGGTTTTACCTGACTTTTCGGGGGCAGAAGTGAAAGTGCGTATTAATGGCGAGCTGGTAATGACAGGTATCGTGGATACGACACAGCATACTATTAGTAAAACTAACCGCACTTATAGCCTCAATGGGCGTGACCGTGCGAGTATCCTTGTGGATTGTTCTGCCCCAATCACCAATGTAAAAGGCTTGACCGTGTTAGATGCGGTGAAAAAAATTGTCGAACCACTTGGCATTAAAAAAGTGGCGTTGCGTGCGGAAAATAACCCAACATTAGACAAAGTCGATATTGATGTGGGCGAAACAGCATGGAATGCGGCAATGCGTTGTGCAAACTCAGCAGGCTTGCACTTGTGGTTTGAGCCAAATGGGGAGCTGATTGTGGGCGGTGCGGATTATAGCACACCACCTGTGGCCACCTTGTGTTGTATGAAAGACGGCAAGCGAAACAACTTTGAGCAGGCGGATTTAACGTTTGATGTGTCAAATCGTTTTAGCGAAGTAACATTTTTGGCGCAAAGCCACGGCAAGCAAGGACAAGATAACAAAAACGATTTGAAATGGGTTTATCACGATCCTGAAATGACCACTTACAAGCCGAAAACCGTGGTGGTATCTGATGTGGATAATTTGGAAGCCTTGCAAAAATGGGCGAAAAAATACATTGCCGATAGTGTGTTGGAAGGTTTTACCCTTACTATCGTTGTGCCCGATCACAAAATGCAAGACGGCACATTATGGCAACCAGGGCAACGTGTGCACGTGATTTGCGAGGAATATGAGATTGATGCCATTTTCTTTCTTATGGGACGGCGTTTTATGTTGAGCCGAAACGGTGGCACACAAACGGAATTACGCTTTAAACAAGACGGCATTTGGACACCAGACGCTTACAGCGCAAAAGCAGAAAAAGCACGTAAGCGTAAGGGCAAGAAATTAATGGCTACTAACGGACATGGCAGCTGGGTGGCTGCGAATTAAGGGGACAAAATGAGACGATTAAGCCAAGCCATTCAACAAAAGGCGCAAGGTGCGGTGGACGAAATACGTCAAGCCTTTCGTGGTGTACTGCACTTGGTGAAAAGTGCGGACAATATTCAGAAAGTTCAGGCTTCCGGGCTTGCCGATGAAACCTTGCAAGATGTGGAGTTGATGCAGCAGTTTGGCTTTACCTCTGTGCCTCCGGCAAACACGCAAGCAGTGATTTTACCCATTGGCGGACAAACTACCCACGGCATTGTGATTGCGACCGAGAACGGTTCTTTCCGCGTAAAAAATCTGCAAGGTGGCGAAGTGGCCGTTTATGATGAAAGTGGCTCTAGCATTGTATTAAAAAAGGGGCGGTTGATTGAGATTGATTGTGATGTGTTAAAGATTAATGCTGCAACAAAAGTGGATATATCAAGTCCACTGGTTGAAACCGATCAGGTCTTTACTGCTCAAGGGCAAATTAACGGTAACGGCGGAATGGCTGTGCAAGGTGGCAGTGGTGCGAGCTTTACTGGTAATGTACAACAAAGTGGCGGTAGATTTACGACCGACGGCGACGTGGAAGCTGGTACAATTTCGTTAAGGAACCACAAACATACTGGTGATAGCGGAGGCAAAACCAGTAAGCCTGAATAA